ACTCGCGATGTTATGGGGAATGAAGAAGGCGGATAAAGTCATCGCAGTAGATTCCAAACTCGCAGAGATCGAGGATCAGCAGTATGTCCAATCCCCCGTTGATGCTGCTGTGTCTTCAGGATTTGGGAATCCTACGGTCCAGGATCTGGAAGATCTGAGCGCTTCGGATAGAAAAGCGATGTTCGCTCTGGGCGAAGATGGGCGATACTCTGGCGCGATATATCAACGTGATGGTTATGTGTTCGCAACCGATGGTCGTCAAGTGGCCTTCCGTGTCGCGGAATCAGGGAGTGAAGGGCGTATAACCAACACGGGAGGACTCGCGGCGTCGGCTCCCCTGATCACAGCCGTTCTCTCCGAAAGAAGCCCGAGTTTCTCTCTCGATCGCGGGGGGATTAGGCACTTGAGACGAGCGCTCAAAATCAACCCGTCTGCACAAGTAGATATCTCCGTGGAAAATGGTGCGTACACTCTCAGCATGCAGGGGAGAAAAGTGGGCCAATTTCCGCGTCATATAGGCGACGAGCTCTCTGAGCGCGAGGTGGTGACAATCAGAGCAGAATTTCTCTCCAATGCGCTAAAGCACGCTAAAGAGACCGCGACGCTTCACCTTTCAGGTAAAGATAAGCCTGTCACGACGACAACAGATTCGGGGCTACATTCCATGTTCATGCCAATGAGACGTGCAACCTAAGATCCTCAGCATAGCAGGAGATGATTAAATGCCATTTAAGAACGAACACGCAGCGCGTCAAAGTGACCCTGCACAATATTCCGAGTTTCGCCGATTCAAACCGCAGGGAGTCCCAGATGGCCTTGAGATGATTCTCGGCATCAAGGACGCGAAAAGCGAGATACAAAGTATCCGAGCGGACGCGGACAAGATGACAAAAGACGAGTTGATTCAATGGCTCCGAGAACATGACTTTATGTTCGATGACGTAGAGGAGGCTACGAAGAAGAGTCTCGATACGTTCGCGCGTTGGGTCCCCATGTCACTTGATGACTTAACCAAAGGTCGCGAAGAGTCAGAGGATAGTGAAGACGAAGAGCTTTCTAAAGCAGTGATCGGAGGGATCTGCTCTACCCGAGACATGGATCTCGAGGGTGAAATTGTCGAGCAAGATGGGATCGATTGGTCTTACTTCCTCGAGAATGGATGGTTCAATCACGAGCACGAGCAAGGCCCGAGCGCCGTTCTTGGGCATCCCGTGAAGATCGAGCCCGTTGACGACGAGCGAACTCGTGTCGAGGGCATCTTGTACCTAGATAAGAAGTTAGGCCGAGATGTTTATGAAACGGCGAACGCGATGAAGAAGGCTGGGGGAGAGCGCTCACTTGGCTTCAGCGTCGAGGGACAGGTGCTTCTCCGAGATCCCCAGAATCAGAAGCGGATTCTCAAAGCTCGAGTCCTCAATGTGGCGATTACTGCGATGCCTGTGAATCCGCACACGAACCTTGAGCTCATCGCGCGTTCGATTGGGGCGAGCATCGGATATCAAGAGGCATCGATCCCCGATGCAGATGCGGCGATGAGTGCGCTCGTGCAACAAAGCCTTGATCGTAGACTGAGCTCTGCTACGTATGGAGCAGAGAAAAAGCGCACGTTGAGCTCTGCTGAGGTTAGAGAGCTCCTCCGCGAGAGGTTGCCGAGTACCGCAGATAAAGACCTAGATGTCCTCGTCGAGAAATTGATCAAACTCGCAAAGTCAACGAAAAATACACACGCTGATAAATTATGATACACTCAACCCCATTAACCTTAATCTGGAGAACACAGGATGCTCGATCAAATGAAGAAGCACCTCGAGGCTAAAGGCGTAGATCCTTCGGTCCTCGATGACTATGAGAGCAGTGTCGCAGAGGTCGTTGAAGTCGAGGCCGACGCCCTGACTGATGCCTTGACAGCACTGACAAAAGCCATGTCCCCTCGTGAAGAAGAGATGAAAGAAGACAAAGTCGCAGAGCGCGAAGAGTCTCTTTTTGACTTGGATGATCAAGAGCCTATGGACGAAGAGTCTATGGACGAAGAAGACATGGACGTAGAAAAAGCCTACTATCGCGACGCGATGAAGGCTCTCGCCGACAACACTGATAAGATGATCGCTGATATGAACAAGCGACTTGATGCAGTGATGAAGGGCGTTGAAGCGATGATGGAGTCAATGAAGGGCATGCAAGCGGAGAGTGAGGGGATGAATAAGAGTCTCAACGCGCTTCGTAAAGAGCCTCAAGCTCCTCGCGCTGTTACTTCGGCTACTGCTCAGGCCCCAGCTCCTACGGGTCCCAGCCGTCAAGATTTCATCAAAAAAGGGTTGTCGATGTTGCAGGACAGCGACGTCGATACATTGCGAAAGGGAGCTGTACGCTCTGCGATCGCTCAACTTGAAGCGGGGATTCCTGTCTCCGCGATCTCACACATCATTGATCTCGATTAAGATTAAGGAGTCACCATGTATTCATTTCCAGATGCCAACGCGCTCGTTAATGTAGCTGACCTCGCAAACCTGAACTCAGCTCTCCGCAAGAGTGCCGACATCGTCAACCAAGCCGACATCGGCTACCAAAGCGCGGCGGGTACAAGTGGCGGAGATACGGGTAGCCTCTCTCCCCTAGTTCCGCAGAGCATCGAGAACACTCTCAGCTCAGCGACCTACACAATGAAAGAGCTCAGCCTTTGGCCTATGATTCCAAAGGTCAGCGTCACCAACACACTCCACGACTACGCGGTGATCAACGATCACGGTTTAGATCTCGAGCCCTTCATCGCAGAGGGTAGCGGGGGAACAACAAACCGTTCTGAGTACGAGCGTAAGAGCGTCCGCGTCAAGTATCTCGCAGAGCGTCGCGAGGTTACTGACGTAGCGGGACTCGTCGGTCTCATCGGCAACAACGCGAACGCAATCGCGGCAGAGACTGAGCGCGGCACACTTCGCCTCATGCAGAAGCTCGAGCGCTCATTGTGGCACGCGAAAGAGGGCGTTAATCCGCTCGCGTTCAATGGTATCATCGAGCAGATCGAAAGCCACAACAGCGGGAAGAACACTTTCGACCTTCGCGGCAAGTCACCGACGCCTCGCCTCCTCCAAGAAGTGCTCTCAGAGATCCAGAGTGCTCCGCGCTTCGGTCGTCCCGACTGCATCTATGTTGAGCCTCGCATCCATGCAGAGCTCATCAAGTTCGCAGTTCAGTTCGGTCGCCATGATCAATTTGCGGCACTTCGCGCGGCTGATGGGCTCACCTATGGTGTCCAAGAGCTCAACATCATGAGCCCTTATGGGCCAGTTCCAGTAAAGAGCGCACCCTTCTTGTTCAATGCGTACAACGCACCTAGCGCCGCTTCATCATCTGCGGCTCCAGCGGGCGCGACAGTGAGCTCAATCGCTTCTGCGGGGAGCGACGGGAAGTTTGTCGCGGACGACGGGGGCTTCTACGGATATCGTATCGTGAGCGTAAGCAACGACGGTTTCAGCGCACCAGTGAATGCGACTGCGGTTGAGGTGGCAGCTTCTGAGAAAGTCACAATCAATCTCGCAAATCAAGCAGACGCCGTGTTCTATAAGATCTATCGCAGTGAGAAAGCCGCGACTTCGGGCGCAGTGGACTTCTCAACGGCTCGCCTCATCGGTGAGATCAAGAATACAAGCAGCGCAGACACAGACACTGTTTTCATCGATGATAACAGCGTTGTTCCGAACACAAGCAAGATCGTCTTCGTACAGCATGACCCAACCGTCATGGAGTTTGTACGTCTCCTGGACTTCTTCCGTCGTCCTCTCGCTGAGACCGCGACTTCAAAGCCCTTCTTGCTCATGCTCTTCGGTGCTCCGATCGTCAAAGTTCCGAATAAGTGTTTTGTTCTTCAAAACGCTGGAGTCACTGAGACAAGCGGCATGCTGGACACCACGATCTGAGTAACTGATGCGCTGGCAACATAAGACTCTTAGAGATTGCGTGCTTGATGTCGGATCGGGACGTGGAGCGATTCACATCGATGCTGACGGATTCGTCCATGAAGCGAACGAGTACGCGATGAAAGCGCTCACTCAATGGGCCGAAGTGATTGGATTCACAGAGGTCCCTATGAAGCCAGCGCCACAGAAGAAGCGGCGCTCGCGTCGCAAAGACGACACATAAGTCTTAGGGGTCGATCATGGGGATCTATACGCAGATAACGCCGCAGTTCATCAAAGATACGACGCTCCTCGGGGTTGACCTCACTTTAGATGATGGGTCGAACTATCCAGACATCATCTATACTCAGTCTATCCAAGCCGCGATTCGACACGTCGAGAGCGACTTGGGAATCAACGTTGAGCCGTTCTCGGTACTCCGAGAGCGCCACGACGCAGAGCGACAAGGTCAGTTTAGCTACTGGCCCTTTCGGCTCGACTATCGTCCCGTAGCTTCATTTGAGGCTGCGCGGATTAGGTTCGGGAGTTTTCAGGCCGTAGAGATCCCGCTCTCGTGGATCACGGCAACCTCGAACACTCACGGACAAATCCACCTGATCCCAAGCTCTGAGTCTTTGGGGTCTTACTTCTATCGAGCGGGCGTGCCCTTGATGGGAGGTTCGGGGATTTATGAATCTCGCGACTATATCCCCGCTTATTTCGAGTTCGATTACACCGCAGGTTTCACGGATCAAACGGGATCCGCGACCATTCCCGCAGGGGAAACAGAGGTCGAAGTCACACTCCCTAAGAGCTTATTGATGAGTTACATCGTAACCACGGATCAGAGCGCCGTGAGGGTGAGTGGACGGAGTAACGACGGCTTCACTTTAGCGTTGAGTTCAGCGCTCGCCGATGACCTAGTGATCTCTTGGACTGCGGATACCTTACCCGCAGATCTGAAACAAGCAGTGGGTATCAAAGCCGCTACTCTCTTGTTGTTGCATGTGGCTGGAGATTTGATTCTCGGAGCGGGTATCGCGTCTCAATCCGTCAGCGTAGACGGACTCTCAACGAGCATCGATACCACATCCTCCGCGATGTATTCAGGCTACTCCGCACGCGCAGAGAACCTTGACAAGCAATATAAACACTTGATGCAAGGTCTACGTTCGCAGTATCGCGTTACTCAGTTCGGAGTCGTCTGATGTCTACGTTTCCCGCACGAGCTCCCTCAAAGCTCAGACCGAGAGTTGACTTCGAGGATGAGAAGTTTCGACGTCTCATCTTCACGAAGGGGATTGATCTGAGTTGGGAGCAGTGCGCCGAGTGCCCTTGCGCTCGGGGATCTGATGATTTCTCGATCCCCTTGAGTTACGGCAGCGCAAACCAAGCGACAGGAGAAGCTCGCTCAGATTGTGCATTGTGCGACGGTACGGGATACTTTTGGCACAGCGCCCAGGATATCCGAGCGGTTGTGACCTCCAGCACATCGAAGACCGAAGCGTTCGCGCTTTATGGTGAGTATGCTCGAGGTATGGTTCAGATTTCGACGCTGCCAGAGCATTTACCCTCTTATGGAGATCGTTTCACGGTACTTGAAAGCGTGCGCGTGTATCGTGAGACCCGAGTTCGGGGAGCTGGATCGATCGAGGCTTTACGTTACCCCATCCAATCACGCACCCTCGACCTCTCCACGGGACTCTCTGAGGTCCGTGTTTTACGCTTTCAATACGCAAACGCGGACGGAACGAGTGCAGAGGCTAACTCTCTTACGGAGGGAGTGGACTTCACGGTCACAGCGGAGGGGAAGCTCGATCTTAGTCTAGGCGATGCGATAGACAGCACACCAACACAGGGGACGCGCTACAGTGTGTCATACTTTGCGAGGCCGCGTTATTATGTGGCTGATCATCCTCACGTTCATCGCGACTCGGTGCGACGACACAAACAAGCCGAAGAGGCTCCTCTTCTGCTCCCGATCCAAGTTCAGTGTTCTCTCGAATTCTTAGGGGGATGATATGGCACAGATCGGAATCCTTCGAGCGCAAATCCTCGAAGCTCTCGGTTTCGGGGAGCAGGAGGCTCTAAGGCGCTCTCAGCTTCTTGCGGACCTCGTTCTTGCCGAATGGACAGCCGAGGCGCGTAAGAAACTAAACACGACACTGGATGCTTATAAGCGCTCGTTACAGGTGCGCGACGTATCCGCGAAGGGTTTCATCTGTGGACTCCCCGCGAGCCCGAGCACTGCGATCCTCGCACACATGGTCGAGCAGGGAATGGGAAGCGGGGGGATAGGTACATCGGGTCCGTATGATGTCCGTAAGTATCTTCTTCGCGCAAGTACCCGAAACATCAGGAGATCGAAAGCTGGGAACCTGTATCTCCATGTTCCTTTCGGTCGTAAGGCCAAGGACATCCGAGCCTCATTCGGTGCTCAAGCCGCGAACCGAGCACGCAGACTCTCCGCGACGATGACCGACGCCAACAGGAAGACGCGATATGGGGGCAGGCTCCCCGCGCACATGGTTCCCAAGCTCAAGCCGCATCATGTCAGTGATCCTCTCGCGGGAATGGTGAGAATGGCTTCGACGTACTCGAAAGGGCGTGGGGGCAAACCCCGCAAGCAAACCAGCACGTATAGAACATGGCGCACCGCGAGCTATACCAACACGAACCCGAAAGCCTGGTTGAGTAGTGGGATCAAGGCGCGTCGAATTATGGACGATGTCACGAGGCAGCTCCCTACTCTTATCTCTCAGGTCTACTAATGTTTGATCTTAATTCTCTCAATGTCCTCAGCTCGGGTTTCGCGTATTACCGAACCCGAGAATCTGAGTTCAAAGCACTATTCTCGGGGATCGCTGACTCAGTACTGAGTCAATGGTTCTCTGAACTCTCCTCTCATTATCCTACATTTCGACTACGAACGGCACGAGGAACAGATGAGACCCCCATGCTCATTGTCTCGTTGCTTGCAGAGAACGTCACTCAAACAATACTCGGTGACTTCGACTCTCGGGCTGAGGGAGAGTGCGTTGACTCGTATCTGATTCGTGAGCTCTGCGAGATTACGATTCTCGCGAAGTCGCCCGATATGGCTCGGGTTTATCATGTGCTTGCTCGCGCCTCGATCGCGATCGCGAGGCGCTCGCTTCACCGCGCAGGATATCACCTGATTGAATATGGGGGCTCCGACGCGCTCGCGCCAGAAGAAGAGCTAGCCGCCGAGGAGTTGGGAATCTACGCTCGCAAACTCACATACTCGGCAGATCGGCGCATCGCCATCCCGATCCCCAGCTCTGCGGAGTTTGATGTACCTGTATTCTCGGGCTCAGATGTTCGCGTGCTCGCTTCGGATCAAACAGACAACGAGGGGAATGAGGGTCAGGTCTCTATCCCCATCGAACTATGATATACTCGCTCTCAAAGGAGGCTTAGAATATGCCATCATCACTTAGCCTGAATGGGCTCAATGTTTACCGCCCCGCGATTTATGCGGAGGTGGACGCTTCGGCTCTCGGAGGACGCGAGCCAAGTACAGGAAATGTCTGTATCGTAGGTGCATTCCCCCAATTTAAACAGAGCGAAGCGCTCTCGTTCTCGAGCGCTCAGGATTTGGTCGCTTACGACCCCGCCGATCCTGAGCTCGCTTTGCTCGGAAACATCGCCTTCTCACCGTCCCTCGACGACCGTATCCCCGCTGGTGCGCAGACGCTCTCGTTCCTCAACGTGCAACCGACGACTCAGGCGAGCGTGATGCTCCTCGATGCCGATGGTGGAGACGCGCTTCTCGTAAAAAGCTCGCTCTATGGGAGCAGGGGAAACCGAACCACGATCAAAGCCGAGAATGAGAACACGGATCAAATCAAGCTCACGGTCAAGCGTGACGCGAGCGAGGAGATCTTTGAGGGGATTGAGAGCGGCGATCTCGCTTCAGTGTATTATGCGGGTTCACTGCTCAGTGTGGTCACTCTCCTCGCCTCTCGCTCTTCGGTCGCGCTCTCTTGGACACAGACTTCGGGAGCGATGAGCAACGGGTCTTTGAGCGTCGATGTCTCCGATATGTCCTTGAACAGTACGCTCGACGTGACTCCTTCAGCATCGGACCACACGTCCACGTTATCTTTCGCGATTTCGGGCCTCTCGTCTGCGGGCGCGGTAGTCTCCGAAACGCTGTCTTTTGTTGCGGGTAACAATGATCAGCAAACGACATCGTCTGAGTTTTCTTCGATCACCTCGATCGCGGTTACAAGTGACGATACAGCTTACACAGGTACTTTTAACATTGAAGGTTCTCTGACTCTGGCTCCGAGTGAGTATGCGTCCCTCCCTGAGATGGTGGATTCCCTCAACGCGCTCTCAGGTTTCGTCGCATCTTATGACGCTGCACGCTCATATCCCGCAGACGAGATCGACGCGATCCCATCAGCCTCGATTCTGGGCATCGGTAACAAAGCGACTTTCCGCGCCGATCTCTATGCAGTGATCGAAGCCTTGAGCTCGTCGGCGCTCGTGACCGTGACCCGAGCGAGCGGAGGAACTCAGCGCCTCGCGCAGAGCGACGGAGACCCGAGTATCACCGCACGTTTAGAGGGAGGGGTGTCGTCTGCCGTGAGTCTCAGTGATTGGACTTCTGCGCTCGCGACGATTGAAGCGAGTGACTTTCAAATCCTTGTGGGCTGGACAACAAACATCGATCAGATGAGCGAGATCAAGAAGCATCTCCCTCTCTCTGCGCGTGCTGGAAAAGAGCGTAACGCATGGCTCGCGAGCCCCGCGAATACGTCTCTTAGTTCAATCAAATCCACCTATACTCAGATCCTCAATGACCGAAATATTGCGTTCGTGGGACAGAGCATCAACGTCACAAAGCCGAACGGGGCACGCGAGACTCTGAGTCCGTTGTATCTCGCTCTCATGTTGGCCGCGATGCAGGCGGGCTCCGCAGTAGGAACGCCGCTGACTCGTAAACGTCCTCGTGTGAATGACGTAAGTGGTAACTGGAACGGGAACACTCAAGCCAAAGAAGCGATTCTCTCGGGCGTTGTATCTCTGAGCTTTGAGGCCCAGGGCTATCGTGTAGAGCGCTCGGTCACAACATACATGAGCGACGACAACCCCATCTTCTCCGAGGTCTCAGCAAACGAGTCCGTGAACGCCTCGATCAGAGATCTGCGCTCAGAGTTGGATCGATTCGTCGGAGCCGCAAATCGTAGCCTCACCGCGAACCGCGTGAAGAGCCTTGCTCAAAGCCGACTCAATCGTCAAGTTCAGGACGGTATCATTAAGAGTTTCAGGGATGTCGTCGTACAAGATGGGGGTGACACTCTCATCGTAGGTTATACGGTCTCCGCCGTTGAGCCTCTCAACTTCATTCGCCTCGATGTATCGGTCGCCCGATAAGGAGTATACAAAATGGCAGAACCAGTTTTTTCAGGAGCTCGCGCAAAACTCATTGTCGATGGAACCGAGATTGGATTCGCGACAGGCGTATCCGCAAGCGAGTCGATCACACATCAACGAGTGGATGTGCTCGGGAACATCGATTCTCAAGAGCTCGTTCCCGTGTCCCGTGTTGTCTCGTTGAATGCCGATTTCGTAAGAATTACGAATACTTCGATTCAGGAGCTCGGCATCATGCCCCGAGGCAACACCGCAGACGTGATCAATTTCCCCGAACTGACCTTGGAAATCTACGATCAGGTCGCAGACACTCCAGTCTGGAGGGTTGAGGGAGCGCGTTGTGAATCTCGGAGTTGGCAAGTTCAAAGCGGGTCAATCGTCACAGTAAACGCGAGTTTCCAAGCTCGACGCCTCTTCGATGAGCGTGGCGCATGACATTTGATTTGCGAAACATTGAGGCGAGCGAGCCTGCTAAGAGAGAGTCTCTGATCCCTCGGGAGACACGAATAACAATCGCGTATTCCGCGCCCGATGGGACTCGTTATGACGAGACGCTGATTTGCCGGGTTCCCGATGGAGAGGGCCGTACTCTCATCGATCGCAGAGCCGCGATCCTCGCTGGAGTGTCTTGGGCGCAGTTGAGTGAATACGCGCAGGCCCGTTTCTTTGCGCTCGCGACCTTGAGCGTACATATCATTGATCTCCCTGATTGGCTCAATCAATGGGCTCAGGAAGACGATGAGCTTCTTTTCGCGGTCCGAGGGGAGGTGGAGCGCCACGCGCTCGCATGGTTTCGCGGAGGTCGAGAAGCGAGTGAGGACGCAGAGGGAGCGCCCCGAGTTCGCGTTTCTGCGAGCCACGTTACCGAGACCGCTTAGATCCGCGAGCGAGGTAGACCGCCTTGAGTATTATTTGTTATCCCTCGAGGATGACGAATATGAGAGACTGATCAAACAGCCTAAAATCGAACTCCGAGACCACGCGCCGAACATAGATGATCCGTGGGAGCGGGAGTACTGGGAGTCACAAAGATGAGTCAACAGAGGCATAGCTCAGAGATAACCGTCACCCTTGACGACTCGAAGGTTCAAGAGGCTGCGCGAAAACTCGAAGAAAGTTTCCAGCGGGTGGGAGAAGCGGGAGCGCGTGCGATGGAGCAGACCTCCAGAGCGGCGCGACAAACTACGCAGACCATGAGGCAACCTCCCTCGCCTGTGGGGGGTATCACGGCTCTCGATGTCTTCGGACCAGGGGGAGGAGGAAACAGATCTCTTGATACGATGGCATCTCAGGGGCGCGGGATTCAACAGGCTTCAAGGGCGCGGGCTCTCGAGATCGCGCAGAACTATGTCCCGCCATCAACCCTCGCACAACGCGCGGGAGCTTATGGGGCAGAGGTAGGCCGAAACCTCGCAGTGGCGAGTCCAAGTATGCTCGCGACGAGTGCTCAAGGACTCTTCGGAGGTGGAGGGAGCTCAGGTGTTGCGCAGTCTCTCGGAGCTCTAGGAGGCTCAGTCGCAGGAGCGTTCGGTTCTTCTCGCCTCGCTTCGGGGATCCCTTTTTTGGGGGGCATATTAGGGGGAGCGATCTCTCAACGCGCCGCGAGAACGGGGCAGATCGCGGCACTCGAGCGCCCTCAAACCGAGCTCGCTTTGAGTGGTGCGCAAGGAGTCCGAGGTGCGCGGAGTCGTTTCGAGCGCTTAGGGATCTCAGGTCTTGAGGGTGTAGGGGCGCTCCGCACATTGTCGCGGGCGCTCGGTTCTCAATCTCCTCTGTTCGAGAGGGGCAGGATCGGAGCGACCTCTGACTTTCTAGCTGAGTCGATACTCAGAGGCATCGATCCCAGTGCGATCGGTGGCTTTGTGAGGGGAGGGGGGATTGGTGGAGGAGCTCGAACGGGGACGGTGGGGTCGATGAGTCTTGCAAACAGGTTGGCAGGCACAGCTCGAGAGATGAATCTCACAGGTGCAGGTGCGGCTCAACTCCTCGGAATCATCGCCCAAAACACTCAGCGCATCGCGGCGGAGGGTTTGAGCATCGATGAGGAGAGCGCTGCGAAGTTCATTCGTGGCATAGATAGCGCAGCGCTAGAGGCAGGGGCGCGACAACTTCAGGGCGTCGGAGCTGCGCGAACATTCACGCAATTCGGCGGAGCTTTGGGAGGTGTAGCTTCGGGGTTTAGAGCTCAGTTTGGGGGCCTCGCACAAGGCGCACTGACAGCCGCGGCGGCGCGTGGTGGAGGAGGACCACTCGACGTTCTGCGGAGACTCGAAGATTTCCGTACGAACCCCGAAGCGGCGATCAATGCACTGCGAGGAATAGGCATTGAGGGAGATCTTCTCGAACTCGCACTCTCGGGGCTGGGCCTGAGTACTCAGCAAGCGGGAATCCTGAGAGTCTCGAGATCTTCCGAGCTAGGGGACCCGATCACGGGCCTAGATCGGGGGACCATGAGGAGCGGGATGCAGGTTTCGAGAGCGGTGCAGACCGCCGAAGGGCGTATTCTCCGACAAGTTGAAGCGGATCCTCGGTCACTTCAGACCTTCGTTCAACTCAATGCGAGACTAGAAGAACTCACACTCAATCTGACTAAAGGGGATGGCCCCGTAGTACGCTCGCTCTCTGCGATCGAGACGGGGATCAACGAACTGATGAGGCTTGCTCAGAGTGGCAATATTTCCGCAGAGATAGGACGCGCAATCAGGGAGGCTTTGTTCTGATGTCAATTCGTGTTCGGATTCATAATTACAATGAGAGATCTCCCTCAGCGCGACGAGACGGAGCGGAGAAGGCGGTGGAGATCACTTCTCGGCTCAATGATGTTTCTTGGTCGTCTGCGCTCGTTAGTCCCTACGAGCAAGCACAAGTGAACGTCTCAGTGAGGATTGATGAGCTGAGTGTGTTAGGGATAGGGACTCCACGCAACGAAGGCCAGTCTCCCGCGCTTCATGCTTCGGGATGGCTTGAGATTCTTGTGTCCGATGTGCGTGAGTTCTTCGGGCCGATCATCAGCGTGTCAACGGGATTGAGCGTTGATCAAATCGGGAGGCGCATATCAAAGGGCGTTCAGTTATCTGCGGTATCTTGGCTCTCGTTGCTCGCGCAGCCCTTCAAACTGAGCTCTGATGAATCTCTGCTTACGCGAAACGGGATCTATGACTACGACGAATGGGCGGATATCTTTGAGGGTGTGTTTTCGCGGGGAGCTGCGCTCTCAGTGTCTGAGGGATTTCGGGAAGCGTGGCTCGGGATCGTGCAACACAGTGCGCCCGACGGCCTAAACTTCTCTAATATCGAGGTCCTCTCAGATCAGGGATATCTCCAAGCTTCGGGAGTCCAGGGGCGCTCACTCACGCGAGTCGAGGGGGAGAATATATCTCAGGCTCCCGTTGCATCCTCGGGTTCCTTGTGGTCGATTCTCACCTCCACGTTTCAGCCGACTCCCCAGCTCATCGAGCTCTTTCCCTTTTGGTCCCAAGGCTCCCCATATCTGATGTATCGTATGAAGCCTCCCGCTCCAGCGAACTCGGAGTATTTCGGACCGCTCGACAGACTCGCGAGCGACGGTGAATATCTAGGGATCACGAGCGAAGAAGCGGTGACACCTCAATCGATTGAGCGAGTGACCTCGTATCAAATGAGTTGGAGCGGAGCGCGTAACAACTACATCGAAGTGACGTCTCCTTACCTCGGAGTATCACAGCTAGCAGGCTTGAACAGTCAACCCATCATCCTCGCTTCAGACATCGAGAGATATGGACTCTCCAGCCTTGAGATCCCATATCCACTGCTCCGAGATACTCAGGGTAGTCTCCGCGCAGATCTCGAGCGTCTCTCCGCTTATGCGGCGGCGCTGTACGCCGAAGATCATGCTTTCGCACGAGCTGATCTCGAGGTACATTTCGCTCCCTCGATCCGCGTTGGTGAGTGGGCTGAGTGGTCGGGATATGATGACGACGTGTCTTTTCTGGGCTATGTTTCGCGGATTACGCACCGCGTACACATCGACGCGGAGACGAATAGGACAGTCAAGAAAACCTCACTTCAACTCGAGCGCGTCTCTCAGGGACGCAGATCATCGAGAAAAGACGCTCCCGTCCAGGGAGTCGTCACGATAAGATTGGCTGGAGACTCATGATCACTTCGTTCTATTCCGCCACAGTAACCCGCGTCCATTCGCTCACCGAATACGACGTGAGAACAAACGAGGGAGCCATTTATCGGCGTGTTCCTCTGCGCTCGTTGGGATCCTCAATTCATTGTCCTGCAAGGGTTGGGGATGCTGTGCATATCGCGTTTCCACGAGGCCGCTATGATCTCCCGTATATTGTGGGCGCGGAGATTGTCGAAGATGTAGAAAACGAAATCCTTCGCGCTCAGCCGTTCATCGATTCGCTGTTTTCATATATCGCAGAGCTTGAATCTACGATCACGGCGATGCAAGCACAACTCGCAGAAGTGAGCGTTGCGACGGGGCTTAACTTGTCCCCGACGTTCATTGAGGCAACGACTCCTCCCTCCTCATCTAGTGTCGCGAAACGTGAAGCAGAGGGTACAATCAGCCCAGATTTAAAGATCAAATAGATAGAGAGACTAAGATGAGCAAGAAGACCACCTCTCCTCCATCGATCCCCATTCCCGCGAGCGGGCGACTCGGATCTCTGCTACGTGTCCCCGTCGATTATCTACTTGAGGTGTATCGCGGTAATCAGATTACGACGATGATCGCCCTCCCAAACACTCCGAACGCCGTAACTCAGACTCGCAATCACGCGACCGAGTTGACCCATACTCTCGGTGACGTAGTACGCGAGCTTTCGCAAAATCACCGCACTGATATTCAGCTCCGAGGAGTGAGCGGATACGCGCAAAGAACAGGGCAAACGAGAGACGGGGGAGTCGTGGTTTCGGGCGGTCGAACAATCCTTGAGGAGTTTGATAAGTTTCTCGATGACTACCAGCGCGATGCTTCCGCAGATCCTGATAATACGTTCATGGTCTATCGGGCACTAGGCGAGGGGTACGCATTCAAGGTGGAGCCGTTGGTTTTCCGATGGTCCGAAGACTCCGCAGAGAACCGATTCTCGTACCTCTGGGAACTCACACTCGAAGCGTATGCAGGAGCACCGAAATCTCCACGCCCTTCGATCTTCTCTCCTGTGACCGAGGCGATCCGAAAAGCGTCTGAATATATCGCGGCGGGAGCAGGGCTCATCGCGGTCGCGCAAAACGCCGCCACGAACACCCGATCAGAATTCGAGGAAA